GTTCAAGTTAGAAAAGCTACGGTCATAAAAAAAGACGGAAATGAACTGACTCGTTCATTTGAAAGATTTGTACTTGATCCAGGTACTCTGGATGGATCTGATAATCTTGTTGATAATCCATTAACAAAAGAACCAGATGGTACAACAGATATTGCAGACGAAGTAAAAGCAATATGTAATGCAGTTTGGACTACAGCAGTCAAGAATGCATGGAAAGCAAAGTTAATAGCTGACAAACCATCCTAAATAGGTAAAAAGTCTAATGGGAATTCTTAATGTCGATAATTTAAGAGGGGTAGGGTCTGGTACTTCAGTTACCTGCCTGTCTAATCGACTGGAAACGACTAATATAAACGCATCTGGTATTATAACTGCTACAGGTTTTGTTGGACCTTTTGAGAATACTGGAGACTTTACGATTGATGATTGGATAGTACATGCTGGTGATACAAATACTAAGTTTGGATTTTCTGATGCTGATACATTTACAATAGAAACTGCTGGTAGTCAAAGAATTAATATCAGAAACGATGGGAAAATACAGGTAGGAACTTCTGGTGGAAATTCTACTTACCTAACAACTTCAACTAATGCTGCATTGGATGTGTGGGGTGATGGTAGTGCATATCCTACCCTTCGATTAGGAACAGAAAATTATCAAATAGTAGGAGAAGATATTAGATTTGGTAGAATAGATCATGGTGCCACTGATATTCGATACCATTCTTTAGTAAGTAGGCATGATACAACTGGTGCGAACAATTATCTACAGTTTAGAATACATGATGCTGGAAGTTCTCCATATCAAAGTCAGAAGATTGCTCTCCATATAAATGGTTTAGGACAAGTGGGTGTTGGAACATATGCACCATCAGGATCTTTAGGTGTATGGGATCCTACTGGTAGTGATCCAACAATGTCACTTCATCATTCTAATGCTGATGTTGAGGGAGAAATTATAAGAGTAGGAAGAACAGATATTCCAACAATTAGATACCATTCAATCAAAGCAAAGCATGGTGGTGCTGAAGTTGCTAATTATATTAAATTTGATCTTCATAATGGTAGTGGTACTATTAACCAATCAGAAGTTTTACGTCTTGAAGGTGGTGGTATTATTAAATGTGGAACAAATGGTGTATTAAAAGCAGAAATAAACAACGCTGTTAGTGGACATCAATTTATATCACAGTGTGATAATAATAATAATGGATTTGAGATCTATCAACAACATGGTTCAACTGCAACAAGAAATACTCTTGCTGTTTACGATAATAGAGGTAATAGTAATGCAAAACAATTAAGTTTTGCTGTTGTTGGTGATGGTAATGTAAGTGTACCTAATGGAAATCTAGTCATGGGTAATGATTATGGTATTTCCTTTCTTGAGGCTGACGATACTGCTACTGGTGAGACAGTTGTAGGGTCAGTTCTTAACGACTATGAATATGGAACATTCACACCTGCCTATGGATTTGATAGTGCTCCAACAATAAGCTATCATACACAAAAAGGAGGGTACGTAAAAGTTGGCCCAAAGGTTTATTTCCAAGTTTATATAAGATTGAATAGTTGTAGTGGTGGATCTGGAAATTTATGGATTACAGGTTTGCCTTATACTGCTGGTAATGCAACATCAACAGATCATTCAGCTTATGGTGGTTTAACAATTGCTTATACTAATCAGTGGGCAGGTAATGCGGTGGATCGTGGACTGGTAGGTTCAAATGGTACAATATGTTATCTTTATTGTGGAACAAGTGGTGGAACAAATGTAAATGCAAGTCCTTCAAATTTAAATACTACTCAGCTTAGAGCTTTTGGTTCTTACCTAGTACCATTTTAATTATTCTGTATAAATAGGTCATTATACTCTAAAATTATGAATAAAGAAGAATTAAAATCACTTTGGGGTGCTGAAAACACCGAAAATGAAGAGATTACTGAAGAAAAAAAGCAAGTAATTCAAGAAGTTATGCATGATGATATTAATTCTCAAAAATTGACATAAATAAAGTCAGAATACTCTAATAAAATGGCAATTCAGAGGATATCAAGATCATTTAAGGACATTAGTTTGTCTTTTGATCGTCATCCTGTGACAAATGACATAAATATTCTCAAAAATGAGAACGCAATTAAACGTTCTGTGAGAAATTTAGTCCAGACTATCCCAACAGAGCGTTTTTTTAACCCTCTCTTAGGTTCTCAAGTGAGAAGAAGTCTATTTGACTTCGTTGATTTTGGTACTGCATCAGTTATACAGTCAGAAATTGAAACTACACTAGAAAACTTTGAAGACAGAGTTGAAAATGTTGTAGTTGAAGTAGAACCAAACCCAGATGTTAATGAATTTGAGGTAATTGTGATATTTGACATTGTAGGACAAGAGTTTCCAACACAAGAATACTCATTTATGCTAGAAGCTACAAGATAATATGCCTTTTACTAAATTTTCCAACCTAGATTTCGATCAAATTAAGTCTTCTATCAAAGATTATCTTCGTGCTAACTCAACTTTCACGGATTTTGACTTTGAGGGGTCTAATTTTTCAGTTTTAATTGATACTTTAGCATATAACACATATATTACAGCATTTAACTCAAATATGGTGATAAATGAGTCATTTTTAGACTCTGCTGTTCTTCGTGAAAATGTGGTATCTCTTGCAAGAAATATAGGTTATGTACCACGCTCTAGGACTGCTGCAAGGGCAATTATTTCATTTTCTATACCAATTAATTCACAATCATTAACTCTTCCTGACGGATCTACTATAACTGAACCAGTAACGGCAAATGCGATACTTGCACCTGGATTAGTTACTATGGGATCTAAAAATCAGACTGATTTTGTATTTTCTGTCCCAGAATTAGTCTCTACAGTAGTTGATACTACTACATCTGGTAGTTATGTTGCTAATTTTGAGGATGTTACTGTATATCAGGGTATATTTGTTGAACAAGAATTTGTAGTTAATGGGTCATTAGATCAAAGATTTGTATTAAATAACTCATATATTGATACTTCAACACTTGCAGTTTATGTAAATGGTCCATCAGACAATAGTAGTGGTACTTTATTAAAGCAATTAGGAAGAAAATATAATAAAATTGATAACATTATTAATGTAAAAGAGAAATCAGAGACATATTTAATACAAGAAGTACAAGATGAGAAATATGAATTATTATTTGGTGATGGTATTTTTGGTAAAAAACTAGAAAATAATACTGTAATTACTGCAAGGTATATTGTAACCGATGGTAAAGATGGTAATGGACCTGGTGGTAAAGCAGGAACTAGTGGTGTATTTACCTTTGCAGGTACATTAAAAGACGTTTTAGGTAATAATATACCAATATCTACTACACCTGCCGTAACAACGGTACAACCTGCCACCAATGGTGGTGATATAGAAAATATCGACTCTGTTAAATACTTTGCTCCTAGACTCTATGCAGCACAACACAGGGCAGTTACAGGTAGAGATTATGAGTCTATTATACCTACAATCTATCCAAATGCAGAGTCAGTTTCAGTTGTAGGTGGTGAAGAATTAGATCCACCACAATTTGGTACAGTTTTGATTACAATTAAACCAAAAAATGGTGAGTATGTATCAGATTTTGATAAGAGTCAAATACTTAATAATCTAAAAAATTATTCTCTTACTGGTATTAACCAAAAGATATTAGATCTTAAGATGTTATATGTGGAATTAGATAGTTCCATATACTTTAATTCATCTATGGTTGGCAGTGTTAATGATCTTAAGACAAAAATTACTAGTGCATTATCAACATATGGAAAATCTACCCAACTTAACAAATTTGGCGGAAGATTTAAGTACAGTAAAGTCTTGAATGTTATTGATAGTGTTGATAGTGCAATTACATCAAATATTACTAAAGTACGAATTAGAAGAAATCTAAAGGCAATTCTGAATACTTTTGCACAATATGAGTTATGTTATGGAAATAAATTCCATATCAACTCCGATGGTATGAGTATTAAGAGTACTGGATTTAAGATATCGGGTGAAAGTGATACTGTTTATATTACAGATACACCAAATAAGGATGTAAATGGTAATTTAGATGGATCTAATATGGGTACTATTTCCATAGTTAAGAAAGATTTGGTGAACGATAAGACTCAAGTTGTTATTTCTTCTGCTGGAACAGTAGATTATAGTATTGGTGAGATAATTATTCAGACTATTAATATTGTATCTACTGATAAACCAAATGATATTATTGAAATACAAGCATTCCCAGAATCTAATGATGTAATTGGACTTAAAGATTTATACCTAGAATTTAGCATTTCTGATAGTGCAATAAATATGGTAAGAGATACAATTACTTCTGGCGAACAAATATCTGGTGTCGGATTTAAGGTAACATCAAGTTATACTAACGGAGAACTAACAAGGGGATAAAATATGATAACCACTGGGTTTGATGCTAAAGTAAAAATACAGCAAATAATTGAGAACCAACTGCCAGAATATCTTCTGTCAGAAAGTCCTAAAGCTGTTGAATTTTTTAAACAATATTATATTTCGCAAGAATTTCAAGGTGGTACTATTGATATTATTGATAATTTAGATCAATATACAAAATTAGATAATTTAACTCCAGAAGTAATTACAGATACTGCTACTCTTTCCGTTGGTATCAGTACAATTAGTGGTGGTACTGCAAATGATCCTTTAATAGTAAATGTTAGTAGTACAAAGGGATTCCCAGAACAATACGGTCTTTTTAAGATTGATGATGAGATTTTTACATATACAGATAAAACTGCTACTACTTTTACGGGTGTTATACGTGGATTTAGTGGTGTAACTGAATATGATACTGATAATGATAAAGGAGAGTTAGTATTTTCATCTTCTTCAGCAGCAACACATGCTTCTGATTCTAAAATAATCAATCTTAGTAGTTTATTTCTAAAAGAATTTTATAAAAAGATTAAATATAGTCTTACACCTGGATTAGAAGACTCACCTTTTGTTAAAGAACTTGATGTAAGTAATTTTATAAAAGAATCAAGGTCTTTTTATGAAGCAAAAGGTACTGAAGAATCTTTTAGAATATTATTTGAGGTGTTATATGGTGTTAAACCAAAAGTAGTAGATTTAGAACAATTTCTTGTAAAACCGTCTTCTGCAGAATTTATTAGACGTGAAATTGTAATTGCAGAGAGTATTTCTGGAGATCCTAATAAATTAGTTGGTCAAACTATCACAAAATCAACAGATTCTGGTACTAGGGCATCTGTATCTGAAATTGAACCATTTACTAGAACTATAGATGGAAATAATAAGACATATTATAAGTTAAGTTTATTTGTTGGATATAATGATAGGGATCTTATTGAAGGTACTTTCACTGTTCCAGGAAAAACTAAAGTAATTGGTGATGTATCAATAGGATCTTCTGTTATTAGTGTAGATTCTACAATTGGATTTAATAATAGTGGTATTGTTATCTCTAATGGAAATTATGTCACTTATACTGATAAAACAGTTAATCAGTTCTTAAATTGTACTGGTATAGGAACATATATCTCAACATCTGAAGATTTGCGTTCTGATGAAGTTATTTTTGGATATGAAGACGGTAATTCAGATAAAAGAGTGGAATTACGAATTACTGGAGTTTTAAATAAATTTGTTTCTATTGTTGATGCTAAATTGGCAAATGAGGGTGAAGAAATATATGTTAAAAATGTTGGTGAGAAAATATTAAATCCAGAATCTAATAAAACTAAGAAAGAAATATTCTCCAATACATGGATTTATAATACAGCATCTAGATATCAGATAGAACCAACTATTTCTGGATCAACTTTTGTACTTTATTCAGATATTGATAAATCTGGTCTAAAAGTTGGTGATTTTGTATCACTTTTAGAGAGAAATACTCAAATAATTGTAGAACATAATAGTCAAAAGTTATCAACTCTTGAGATAGAGACCATTGTTCCATCTACAAGAACAATCACTGTTGGTGGATTAGGTTCTTGGCAACCACCAACAAAGGCAGATGGTGGTCAATTTGAGTTTGATATAAGAAGGGTTCTAAACACTGCATCTAGTTCTAAAACTCCAATTAAATACGGTAATAAGTTAACTTCAGATGTCCAAAATGTTTATAATGATGCTGATAAAAATCTTTATGTTTCTTCCAATTCATTACCATCATACGATCTTAAAGTAGGTGCTGCTAATACAACTACTTTAGGATTTGCTGGTGTTGGTACTATAACTGATAGAGTAGGAAATACTGATAATTATAATACAATAGCATTCCCAAATGACGTTCCTTTTGTTACTGGTGATGTAGTTTATTACACTCCAGAAGATAAACCTATTGTTGGATTAAGTACTGGTCAGTATTATGTAAAAGTTTTACCTAATTTTGATAATAAAATAAGACTTTATAAGTCTAGACCATTTATTTTTGCTGATAGTGATACAAAACCAACTAATATTGGTCTTGGTACTCTTGCACCTGATACAGGATCACATACATTTACTTTATTACAACAGTATGATAAACAGATAAATTCTCACAAGATATTTAAGAAATTCCCATTATCTACAAATATTAAATCTGGAAAAGAAATTAAAACAAAAGCAGGTTCGGTAGGACTATTAAAGAATGGTGTTGAAATTTATAGTTATAAGTCAGATGATACAATTACCTATGGTCCAATACAAGAAGTTACTGTATTGAATAGTGGTTCTAATTATGATGTAATTAATCCACCAAAACTAACATTATCTGCTCCCCCTCTCGGATTTACTACTGCATTAGTTCAACCAGTAGTTAGTGGTAATATCAAAGATGTTTATATTGATGTACAAGATTTTGATATTGTTAAAGTTAATTCAATAACAATATCTGGTGGTAATGGAAGTAGTGCTCTTTTAGAACCTATTTTAGCAAGAAGATATAGAAATTTAGTATTTGATGCTCGTCTTACTACAAATTCTGGTGGTGTTGATCGTGTTAATGATAATATTGCATTTGAGACAGATCATAATTTATTAAGTGGAGAACCAGTAGTATATAATAATAATGGTAATGATAATCTTGGTATTTCAACTAATTTAGCAATTAATGTTGATACTGGACAAACATTACAAAGTGGATCTAGATATTGGCCTAAAGTAATTAATCCTAAGACTATTGAGTTATATGCAACAGAATCTGATTATTCTGCTGGTATTAATACTGTGGGATTTACAACAGCAGGTACAAGTGGTGTACATAAATTTATTCTTTTTGGTGATAAGAATACATTACAATCAATTAAAGTTATTGATTCTGGATCTGGATATACAAATAGAAAGCTAACTATAAATTCATCAGGAATTAGTACAGTAAAGGATACAATTACATTTACTAATCATGGATTTAGTAATAATGAAGTAATTACATATAACTATGAAACTACATCAATATCTGGTCTTTCTAAATCAAATCAATATCGAATTATTAAAATAGATGATGATAGTTTTAGATTAGCAAATTCTGGATTAAATGCTGAAATTATTGATAATGGAACATTTACTAGTGATTTTACTGGATGGTCAAAATATGGTCCAGATGCTGTTGAGATTATTAATGGACAATTAAGAATTACTAGAACTACTGGTTATACTGGAATTGAACAACTAATGTGGGTTGTTAAAGATACAACATATAGAATAAAATATGATATGTTTGATGATGCAGGAACAGGAGTTCCCATTTTCCGTATTTCTAGTGGTGGTAATGGTGCAGGTACATTTTATGTTGATACTGGAAGTACAGGATCTCAATCATATACTTGGAAATCACCTGTAAATGGGTATGTATATGTTAATCTTATATTAGGAAATGGTAATGGTGTTGGCAGATTTGATAATTTATCAATTAAAGAAGAAAATGCTGGAACAGATTATGATAGAAATAAATTTGTAAAATTATATGACACTGGTTCTGGATATCAATATTTTGAGTATCCATCTATAGAAATTACTGCAGATGTTGAATATTCTGCAACTTCAGTAACGAGATCAGGTATTATAACTGCAACTCCAATTGTTCGTGGTGGAATAACACAAATTTATACTTATGAAAATGGAACTGGGTATGGATCTACAATATTAAACTTTGAAAGAACACCAATACTAAGTGTAAATGCTGGTAAGGGATGTCAATTAAAACCAATCATTACTGCTGGTCAGATTGTTAATGTAGAGATACAGAATAGAGGTAACAACTATACGGCTGCTCCAGATTTAGAAGTAGTTGGTATTAGTAGTGGTATAGGTGCTAAATTAAGAGCAGAATTAACCAATGGTCAGGTTACTGGAGTTAAAATATTAAGTAAAGGTATTGATTATAATCCCGATAAGACTTCTATTAAGGTAACTTCTCCTGGAAATGGATTAATTGAAGAATCTAAAGTTAGAAAATTAAGTATTAATAATTATGAGAGATTTGGTGGTGAGTACCTTATAGATCGTGGATCTAGTCTACAGTATTCATTTATTGGGTATTCTACATCTAAAGGATTTGCTGGTGGTATATTTAATGATCCAGATCCAAATACAGGACATTCTCCTATAATTGGTTGGGCATATGATGGAAATCCGATATATGGACCATATGGATATAGTGATCCATTGAATAAAGATTCTACTACTAAAGTATTACAGACTGGATATGATATTACTACAGTTACTAATAGACCTATAGGTTTTAGTAATGGATATTTTGTTCAAGATTATAAATTTAATAATTCAGGAGATCTTGATGTAAATAATGGTAGATATTGTAAAACACCAGAATTTCCTCAAGGTACATATGCATATTTTGTTGGTGTATCTACAGATGGTCAATTAAAACCAGAATTTCCATATTTTATTGGTGATTCATATAGATCAGATCCAGTAGAAGATAATTTTGCATTAACAAATAACCAAAATACATTTAATTTTAATAGTTCAGGATTGATGAGGAATACTCTTCCATATCAAGTATCTGAAGAATATTCTGATAATGATTTTATAATAGAATCTAATGAAGCAGTTGAACAGATTTCAGTAATTGAATCTGTTACTAGAGGATCTGTTGATTCACTACAAATTGTTGAAGCAGGTAGTAATTATAAGGTAGGTGATAGTGCATCATTTGATAATACAGGCACTAAAGGTAGTGGTTTAAGTGCTGAAGTATCTAAAGTTAAAGGAGTACCTATTACCAATGTTACAACTAATATAACAACTTATGATGATGTTCCTTTAGTTTGGAATAATGAAAATGAAATATCTGCATATATTGCAACTTCTCATAATTTAATAAGCAAAGATATAATAACATTATCTGGGGTTTCTACTACATTAGCAGGGATTAATGAACAAAATTATCGAATAGGAGTAACTACATCAGTTGCAATTCTTTATAAGGATCTTCCAGCAAACTCTACTGTTGGTGTTGTAACTGATATTTACTTATCAACTATACCAAATTCTATTTCTGTTGGAAGTAGTATTGGTATAGGAACTGAAAGATTGAGTGTTCTTAATGTCTTTGATGAAAGAAGTATTTTAAGAGTAAAAAGAAATTCTAAATTAGGAGAAGCTTCTACGGTTTCAACAAGAGTTGAAGAAATTCCATCTTATTTGACTATTCCTGCAAAATCTAAGTATTTTGATTCTAAAGTAAATGATATTGTGTATTTCAACCCCAAGCAATCTATTGGTCTTGGAACAACTGCTGGTATTAGTACTTCAGTTAATTATTCTTATGGTGAAATTAATGAAGTAATTTCTATTCAACATCAAAGTTTATATTTACCAAATCATCCATTTAAGAATAGTCAAGCAGTAACATTTACAACACCAACTGGTACTATACCATTATCTGTAAAAGATACACCTACTGGACAACAGTTTAACGTACCTGCTGCAGGATCTACACAAACTTTATATGTAATTAATAAATCTAAAGATTATATTGGACTTACTACTCAAATAGGATCAACTACAAGTACAGATGGTCTATATTTTGCAACTAATGGTTTAAGTAATTTTGAGTATTCATTAACCACAAATTATACACAAAAAAGAGGTAGAATTGATAAAATAGTGGCAAAAGTCACTGTTTCTGCAGAACACAAATTATCTAATCAAGATGTTGTTAAATTAACAGTTGTTCCTAATCAATCTGTTGGTATTGGTACTTCTACAGGCATATATGTAAAATATATTCCAGATGAGGATATAATAGTAACTAATCCAGTAGGGTTTGGTTCTATTGCTGTTAATACTAATGGTGGAAATATAACCATACCTGATCACCCATTTAAGACAGGAGATAAAGTATTTTATGATGGTATTACTGGATCTCCTTCAGGAATATCTACTGGTAAGTATTATATCTACAAAAATGATTCTAGAAATATTAGAATTGCTGAGACATATAAGGATGCTATTAGTGGTAACATAGTAAGTCTTGGATCTACTGGTGGAATAACACAAGAGATATCAAAATTGCATCCACCAATAAAAGTTCTTAGAAATAATAACTTAGTTTTTGATCTTTCTGATGCTTCTCTTTCTGGACGTGAGTTTAAGTTATTCTATGATTCAGAATTTAAGAATGAATTTGTATCTACAGGATCTACTGATAACTTTGTATTGACTGGAGTTGGAACACCTGGAACTACTGGTGCAACATTAACATTAAGATATACTGCAAATAATCCACAAACTCTTTACTATAATCTTGAAAAATCTGGTTATATTAGTACATCAGATGTAACATCTAAGCATAATTCTTCAATTGTTTATGGTAATAGTTCATATAACGATTATTATTCAATATTTGATGTAACTTCAACAACTTTTGATATTCCATTAACTGGACTTCCTGAAAGATTAGATTATACACAATCTAATACAGAAACACTAAAATATTCTACAAATGCATCTACTGCTAGAGGTGGTGTTGATACTATGAATATAGCCTTTGGTGGTTATGGATATAAGAGATTACCATCTTTTGTAAGTATTGCATCTACTCAAGGATCAAATGCAGAATTACTACCAACATCTAAAAAGGCAAATAAGATTAATGAAGTAAGAATTAAGGATCCTGGATTTGAGTATTCTTCAGATCAAACTTTAAGACCAGAAGCATTTGTTTCTCCAGTAATTAGTGTAGTTAATTCTGATGCAATTGAAAAAATTGATATTGTTAGTGGTGGTAAAAATTATACTGCTGCTCCAGATTTAGTAGTTGTAGATCCTAATACAGGAACTAAATCTACTGAAGGAATAATAGAAAGTACATTGAATGGAACTTCTATTAATAAAGTTAATATTATAGAATCTCCTAAAGGATTAACTGCTGTAGAACAATCTATTAAAGCAATTAATAATACTAACGGATTTGCAATTAGAACGGTCACTGGACCTGCCACAACAGGTAGTAGTGGTCTTATAACAGTTGAGTTAGTTACACCTGTTCTAGGGTTTAATACAACACCTCCACCATTTGTTGTTGGTGATAAAATATTTGTAGAAGGTATTGTTTCTAATACTGCAGCAGAAACTGCATTAAATGTTACTGATATTACTGGATTTAACTCAGAAGATTATAAGTATAATTTATTCCCAATAACAGCATTTAACAATCTTGCTGCTGGAGCACAAGTTACATACGATGTTTCTGGTATTTTAACATCAACAAGACCAGGAATTGCTGTTACAGCACAAAATTCTTATGCATTTGTTGTTAGAGCAGATGATTATCCAACATTTAAGGTCACACAAAATTCTGGTGATTTCTTAATGGGTGAAGGTCTTTTAAGAAGAAACACTTTCGGTACATATACTCCTATAGATTTGATTATTAAGGATAGTAATAATAATCAAATTAAAATTAAGGGTAGTACCATATTAAAGTCTGGTGATGTAATTAGAGGACGTGTTAGTGGAAATACTGCAACAATTAACACGATTGAAGATAATATTGGTAGATTTGATATCGATTATTCACTGAGACAAGATAAAGGATGGATTAATGATATTGGTAAATTAAATCAAGATTTCCAATGTTTACCTGATAATGATTATTATCAAAACCTTTCATACACTGTTCAGAGTCCTATAACATATGAAAATATTGCTGATCCAGTAAATCGTTTATTACATACTAGTGGACTCAAAAACTTTGCTGATGTTGGTATTGGTACAACTGTTGCTTCAGAAGCAGGTCTTACAAGTACTACTAATGCTACAACAGTAGTTCGTGATATTTTTGGTGAAGAAAGAGTAGATACGATTTATAATTTTGATCAAGCAAAAGACATTGATGTTGATGCTACTGGAACTAAATCTAAATTTGTAAAATTAAAATCAACAAAATTAACAGATTATATTGAATGTATATCTAATAGAGTTTTGGCAATTGATGATTTTAGTGATACATTCTCTAATTCTGAAAGTAGATTATCTGGATATGTTGATACACTTATAGATTCTTCTACTGCTAATTATTTGGTACAAATTAGAAATCCAAGTACTAATGATATTCAGGTTACTGAATTGGAGTTATATCAAGATTCTGATGATATATTTACTGTTGAAACATCTAATTTATACAGTACTACTAATCCTTTGGGTGAATTATTGGGTACAACAAATAATCAAGGTAGTCCAATTATAAGATTTAAGCCAACTGATACATTTGATAGTGATTATGATCTTAAGTTTGTTAAAAATACTTTCAACAGTTCTTTAACTGGTATAGGAACATTATCATTTGGATTTGTAAATCTTGTAGGTGTTAATACAACTGTTGGTGTTGGTACTACAGTTTCTTTAGTTTCTGATAGTATTGTTGATATAGAATCCTATTTTGTTGAAGTTGAAGTTGTTAATCAAACTCAAGATGAAAAGAATATTGTTGAGATATATGTAACTCATGATGGAACAAATACTTATCTAGCAGAATATTATTCTGGATCAAGTAATATTCCTTCAGTTTCGTCTAATTTTATAGGAACTTTTGCTGCAAACATAACATCTAATGTTCTTTCATTAAATTTCAATAACGATACTTCTGATGAAGTATTTGTAAGAAGTAGAGTAGTTGGATTTGGTACTACTGCTGCTGGTATTGGAACTTATAGGATGAGAGAAGCAGGTCAAATTGCTGGAAGTGAAAGAACTCTAATGATGGAGTCTAATCACAGTATTATTTCTAATGCAAGTGCTTCTACTGCATATCAACTTCCTACTGTTGGTATTAGTTCAACTCTTATTACTACTGTTAAGAGTTTGGTTAAGGTTTCTACTGGTTCTACCATAGCAATGCATCAATTACTATTGACACATGATAGAACAAGTACTTACTTAACACAATATCCAATTATATCAGTTGGATCTACTACTGGCATGGGTAAATTTGCTGCATCATATGTTGGTACAGGTAATACTCAAATAAATGTAAGTTTCCAACCAGATCCAGAAGTTGCTGGAAATAATATTGATGTTCAGAGATTGGATGAGTTAATATACACTACCAGTGATCTATTGAATGATGCTCCTCCATTAGATTATGGAACTGGAAGAAAACAACTCAATTTAGCTGCTTATGATGGTATTAACGGTGATAGAGCAAATAAATTTAACTTTAATGCAGAATATAATGGAACACCTATTTTTGCAAAAGAATTTAATCCAGGAATATCCACATTCTTAAATGCATCTACTGGAATCTTTACTATTAAAGATCATTTCTTTAGAAATGGTGAAAAATTAAACTATACACCAAAATCAACTTGGACTGGAATTGCTGCAGCAGGTATACAAACAGCATCTGGTGTAATACCTTCTGAAGTTTATGTTATAAGACTTGATAAAGATAGATTTAAACTTTCTGTTTCTGGTGTGGGTGCTACAGCATCAACTCCATCTGCTATGACTTATACCAATACTGGTTCTGGTAATGCACATACACTTGAGATGGATAAGAAGTTATCTAAGAGTTTATTATCAATAGATGATGTTATACAATCACCAGTTGCATATTCTCATGTAAATACGGCATTAAATGGTAATGGTGGATCTATTACTGCAACAGAAACAGTTTTTGCAGTTGTTGGTATATCTTCACTTTCTGTAAAAGATTCAATTAAAGTTGGTAATGAATTTATGGATATTACCAATGTTGGTATGGGTACACTTTCTACAGGTCCAATTAGTGGTATTGGAACTTTTAATTTAGTAGAAGTTTCAAGAGGTCATTATGGATCTACAGCAAGTTCTCATAACGATGGAGTAACTGCAAGAGTTTATACTGGATCCTATAATATTGTTGGAAGTGAGATTTGGTTTGCAGATGCACCTAAAGGTAATTCTAGACAATTACTTGATCTTTCAGATTTACCTACAGGACGTTCTAGTTTTAATGGAAGAGTATATTTAAGAAATGATTATACTCATAATAAGATCTATGATGATCATTCTGATGCATTTACTGGTATAGGTGCTACTTATAGAGTACAGGTAGAAGGTGCTAATGTTACTGGTATACAAACTGGAAGTAGTGTTGTTTTAATGAATGGTATTTTCCAAAAACCATCAACATCAAATAATCTTGGTAATAATTATGAATTTGCTGAAAGTGTAGGTGTTTCAAGTATTGTTTATACTGGTATTACATCATCAAATGGTGCATTGGTTATAAATGAGTCTGATGTTAACCAGAATCAAGTTCCTCGTGGTGGTTTAATTGTTTCTGTTGGTTCAACTGGAGGATTGGGTATTGCACCTCTTCATGGTGCTAGAGTAATGCCTATAATGGGTTCTAATAAGTCAATATCATCTATTGTTGGTATAGGAACTACAGGTGCTGCTCTTGGTATTACAAGTGCTGTTTATAATAATATAACTGGTGATTTAGATATTACTACCAGTTTAGAACATAAGTTAAGCACTCCAAATGAACTTGTTAAGTTGGTTGGATTAGAATTTACATGTTCTTCAAGTTATGCTGGTTTAACAACTACAATATTCCCTGAAAGTGTTTCATTCCCATTAGCAAGTGGTGTTGGAACAGCATATCCAATTGTTGGTGTTAATTCTGCATTTGGATTTAGATGTAACGTTGGTACAAGCACTATAACTCATACTTACGTTGGTTCTGGTACTGCGTTCCCGTACTTTAGTGATTTAGATTGGGGTCAGGGTTATCGTAATATTGGTGTTGATTCTGTTGGAGTTGGAACTACTGCTGTTGGAGTAACTGTTTTAGATCAAGCATACGCACATAAGTTTGTAACTGCTGCTAGTAACACAATTATTGTTAAGGCAAATGGTGGACCTGGAAATAACTCAACACATCAACCTTCATTTGTTTCATATGCATCTACAAGTGGAAAATTAATATTAACTGCAAATAATCATGGTGCTCTTGTTGGTACTTCTCATACAGCAACTACAGGAACTACATATGATCCTACATGCGGTATAATGACCGTTAAATTAACTGCTGCTCCAGTAATTCCAATTGAAACAGGACAGTTAATTAAGATTGCTGATAAAGGTATATCATTTAGTTGTAATTTTGGTTCTGGTGGAACTAAGGCATATCCAAGATCTAGTGATCCTTTAAGTGGTAGATGGATTGGTATTACAACTACTGCAGTAGATACTTTCTATGTTAATGTTCTTGATCCGAGTGGGGATCGTGGATCTTTAATTCCTTCAACAAATACAGATGCACACACATTTGCAAGTGCAATTACGGGTGCTATTACTCTATCTGTTAATAAAATTGAATTATCACCTAGATCACTTACATTTACATGTGATAGAGATAATCATAAGACAAAACATACATATCCTCGTCCATCTGATCCTTCTCATGGAAATAATCTTAATATTCTTGAAGCAACAGACAATACATTTACTGTTAATGTTGGTGCAGGTGGTGGTGCTGGATCTGGAGCAGTTGTAACTGCTGAAGTTGTACCTAATTTACATATATTCCTTACTAGAGATACAAATTGTATTGGTATTTCTACAGGTGGTAGTGGAAATATAACACCTTCTATTGCTGCAGGAAATGTACCTTCATATGATCCTGCAACAGGAAACATAACATTTACTAAATCAGGTCATCCTCTAATAGCACCAGGAGTTGCTCAAACAGCAACAAATGCTGCATATGATCCAAGTGTAGGTATTGTTACTATAACAACTCAGACAGCACATGGATACACTAGTGGAGACTTTATACAAATAGCAGAAAATTCATTAACATTTAAGTGTGCTCAAGATAGTAATGCTACAAATCATTCATATCCTAGACCAGCATCAAAAGATAAAGGTGCTGATCCTATTCATAATAAGTGGATACAAATCTTTAATGCATCTGGAACACAGTTTGAAATTCAATGTTTAACAACTGGTGTAGGAACTGCTAGTCCGTCTACCAATACAACTGCTCATACATTTGTATCTGCTATAGGTGGTGGAATTACAAAAGCAAATAGTACGATTATAATTGCAGATAATTCTGTAAGGTTCTCTTGTGCTCAAGATAATCATGGATCTAGTCATTCATATCCTCGTTTAACAGATCCTCAACGTGGTAGATCAATAGGTATTGCTGCTACTACAAGTACAACATTTACAGTTAACGTAGGAAAATCTCCTGCAGGTACTGGTGGTGCTCTTAAATTTGATGTTAAGAATGCAGGTAGTGGTTATGTAAATCCACGAATTGTAGTTGATCAACCAACTTATGAAGGTCTTGAATTTAAGGGTATTTCTAGATTAGGTATTGGTTCTACAACTATTCTTGGTACTGGATTATTACTTGACTTTGCAGTAGGTGCTGCTAGAACAACTGGTATTGGTTCTAACATGAACGAAGTACGTTCATTTAAGATTGCTAGAAGTGGTTATGGATTTAAGATTGGTGATGTTCTAAAACCAGTTGGATTAGTTACTAGTAGATATTCCAATTCTTCACAATTATTGAGTGATTTTGAACTTACAATAACTGATACATTTACTGATAAATTCTCTTCTTGGAACTTTGGTGATATGGATCAAATTGATAGTATTCTTAATTATCAAGATGGTGTTAGAACCAGATTCCCACTAAGATATAATGAAGATTTATTGAGTGTTGAAAGGAAAGAAGGAGATTCTGATTCTCAATTAATAGATTTAGATACTGTACTATTAATCTTTATAAATGGAGTACTTCAGAATCCAGGTGAAGCATATACATTTGAGGGTGGATCAACAATTCTATTCTCAGAAGCACCAGGAGTAGAAGATAGTGTTTCAATATTCTTCTATAAAGGATCTACTAATAATGATAGTTTATTAGTTACTAATATAAATGAGACTCTAAAACTTGGAGATGATGTTGCATTATTGAAAAATAATGGAATTAATACTACAGTAAATCAAGATACTAGAGTAATATCTGGTATAGTAACTACTGATACTATTGAAACAACATTATATGTTGGTGAAGGTATTAATAAAAAAGATTGGAAATCTTTAAGTTGGACTAAGCAAAAGAACGATATAATCATTAATGGTGAAATTTATGCTAAATCTAGAGATTCTCTAGAAACAATGGTATTCCCAACTGCTAGAATTATTAAGGATATATCAACAACTGATACTACATTCTACGTGGATGATGCTAGTCAGTTTAAGTATGAGCAAAATAGAGGTGATAATGACCCTGTAGATTTTGATGGAGTATTGTTTAATACACCGACTGTTGTTGCAACTGCTGCTTCCTTTACATCAGTAGTTTCTGCAGCAGGTACAATTGCTTCAATTAATATTACTAGTGCTGGTAGTGGTTATGTTGGATCAACAACTTCTATATTAATAAGTTCCCCAACATCTTATACGGGAGTAGGTGTTACTGATGGATTTATTGGTATTGGTACAACTGCTAGAGCAACAGCAACAGCAACAATAACTAATGGATCAATTGCTTCAGTAGCAATTACTAACGGTGGATTTGGATATACAACGGCAAATTTACCACAAACACTTATTTCTTTACCAACTGGTATTAGAGAATCTGTTGATGATATACAATCAGTACAAGGATTTACAGGAATTATTACAGGAATATCAACTGTTTCTGGTACTGGTAGTCACCCATTAGCAATTAAATTTGAGGTTGTTGAAGAATCTGGTTCTACGTTCTCAGATTTATCTGTAGGAGATGCTATTTTTGTACACGGAACTTCTGTTGGAAACGGAGTTACGACTGTTGATAGTAAGAATGCAGATACTGTGGGAATTGGAACTACATTTATTGATAATATATACTATGTTCATGCTATTAGTGGTAGATCTATTACTAGTAATGTACATTCTGGCATATCAACAGTCGGACTAGGTACAACAGCATCACAGGGTTTACCTTTAGGTAGATTCTCTTGGGGTAAGATAATAGGAATAGGTAGATCAACTCCTCCAATTTCTATAGGAGTAACTGGTTATAGTATCGATTATTCCTTTGATAATAGTATTAATACAACACATGACGGAATTGCTGGATTGTCCACATTCCCGATATTCCAGAGGCGTGGTACTGGCCTACGAACTGGTGGTGGATTCCAAAAGGAAATTAGCTAGTATAAATATAGAAAAAAGCTTATTATGGCTGCACAGGTAACCGATCAATTTAGAATATTAAACGCTAATAACTTCATCGAAAGTGTGGAGAATAATGCAAATTCTTATTATGTATTTGTTGGATTAGCAAATCCAGGATCTGGTACTAATGATCCACAGGTTGGTTTTGGTAGAACCAGTGCGTGGGATACAAATACACCAAATCCAGTAGATAGTATTAATTATATTAGCCATTATCAAGACACTATGATGTATGGTAAGAGAGTTAATAGTGAAAATATAAGAAGATTAATTAAAAAACGAGAATGGTCTAGTGGTGAGCAATATGAAATGTATCGTCATGATTATAGTGTAGAAAATCAATCACCTATAACTAAGAAATCTAGGTTATATGATACTACTTACTATGTAATGAATAAGAATTATAATGTATATGTTTGTATTGATAATGGATCATCTGGAATCAATACTACAGGTAATGCATCTCAAGATGAACCATTATTTACTGATTTAGAACCTTCTAGAGCTGGTGAAAGTGGTGATGCTTATATTTGGAAGTATTTGTTTACAGTACCTCCTAGTGATATTATAAAATTTGATTCTACAGAATATATTACTGTGCCTAATGGTTGGTTAACTTCAACAGAATCTCAAATTCAAGCAGTTAGAGATAATGGTGATTCTACTATAAATAACAATCAGATTAAAAAGATTTATATTGATAATCAAGGATCTGGTTATAAAAATGTTACTGATAAAGAAGTTGATATATTAGGTGATGGTACAGGTGGTAAATGTGTTATAACAACAGATTCTGCTGGTAAAATAATAAAAGCAGTTGTATCTGCTGGTGGTAGAGATTATACTTATGGTATGATAGATTTAGGTGTTCTTGATGGTGGTAATATCACTATTAGAGCAAAATTAATACCAATAATACCTCCAGATAAAGGTCATGGTGCTAATGTATATAAAGAATTAGGTACTGATAAAGTATTAATATATTCTAGATTTGATGATAAGAATAAAGACTTTCCAATAGATACTAGATTCTCACAAATAGGGATTGTTAAGAATCCAACATCATATGGATCAACATCTACTTATACTGCAAGTGAATTTTCTTCGTTAAAGGCACTTAAGTTTAGTCCTTCTGGAAATTATGATACAAATTATCCAAGAATTGGACAAGAAATTCGTCAACCTTTAGGATCTCCTGCTGGTGCTGCTGGAACTGCTTATGGTTATGTTGCATCATGGGATAAAGAAACTGCGGTTCTTAAGTATTTCCAAGATAGATCATTATATTATAATTCAGTACTTGCGGATCAAACAGATTATGGAAATGTAACTAAGGAAGCAAAAGTTCTACCTTTTGAATCTTCAGGAACATCAGTAATTTCTGCAAATTTTACTGGATCACTTGAAACTACATTTACTGGTATTACTACTACTTCTATCACAACTAATAAGATTATTAGTTTAGGTACTCAGTTTACTGCAGGTATTTCTACTGAGGAGATAAATAAAGGATCAGGGGAAGTTATTTACATAGATAACAGACCTTTGGTTCCACGTAATACACGACAAAAAGAAGACGTTAAAATCATCCTGGAATTCTAAATGGCACAAAAAACTAATTTAAATATAAGTCCTTATTATGATGACTTTAAGAAGGACAATAATTTTTACAAGGTTTTATTTAAACCAGGAAATCCTGTACAGGCTAGAGAATTAACTACTCTACAGTCACAGTTACAGAATCAGGTTGAATCTTTTGGTAGTCATATTTTTAAGGATGGTTCTTGTGTAGTACCAGGTAATATTGCATATGATTCTCAATACCATTCAGTTAAATTAGATCCTGATCATTTGGGTGTTCCAGTTTCATTATATGTTTCTAATTTAGTAGGTAAAAGATTAACAGGACAAGATTCTGGTGTTACAGTAACAGTTGACAAATATTTTTTACCAGAAGATAGATCGGATATTACAGACTTAACAATATTTGTTAAGTATAAAAATTCTGGTTCAGATAGTGAAACAGAAGTATTAAAAGATGGTGAGTCATTAATTACTGAAGAGTCATTTACTTATGGAAATACTCCAGTAAATGCTGGTGAAACTATTGCTACTCTTATATCTGTAAGAGCAACTCATATTGGATCTGCTGTAGGGATTGCTACAGGTGTATACTTTGTAAGAGGAAGTTTTGTTGATGTTACTGCAGATAAAATTGTACTAGATCCATATACTAATGTTCCATCTTATAGAGTTGGATTAAATATATTAGAAGAAATAGTTACTGCTAAAGACGATTCTTCATTATATGATAATGCTAGAGGTTTTACAAACTATGCTGCACCAGGAGCAGATAGATTAAAAATATCTACTATTTTATCAAAAAAACCATTAAGTGATTTTAATGATAAAACTTTTGTAGAATTGCTTAAATTAGATAAAGGTGAAGTCAGAAAAATTGACGATCAACCAAAATATAATTTAATTAGAGATTACTTTGCCAAAAGAACTTTTGAGGAGTCTGGTAACTATACAGTAAATAGATTTGATGTTGAAGTTAATCATTCATTGAATGATGGTATATCTAATGAAGGTGTATTCACATCTAAACAAACAACAGATCAAGGTAATAAACCCACTGATGATTTGATGTGTGTTAAATTATCTCCAGGTAAAGCTTATGTTAAGGGGTATGATGTAGATAAGGGTGGTACTACTGTAGTTGATGTTGCTAAACCAAGAGATAAAAGAGATATTGACTCAGCAAATGTTGAGTTTAAGATGGGTAATAAATTAAAAATTAATAATGCCATAGGTAGTCCAAATATAAGTATTAATACAAATAATATTGTAGATCTTCGTTCGGAAAGAGTTAATAATGCTGGAGGTAATGGAGGATCTGTTATTGGAAAGGCAAGAGCATATGCGTATAATTTAGCTGATGCTCCATATGAAAATAAGGCATCTGAATGGGATTTAGAATTATTTGATATTCAGACATATACTTATCTGAATTTTAGTAGATCTTTTTCTAACGCTGAATTAGGTCAAAATTCTTTTGTAAGGGGTGTAAATAGCGGTGCTACTGGATATACAGTTGCTGCTGGTGGTGGTAATAGTGGACATAGTTTAGTACAAGTTACAGGTACTTTTATTGTAGGGGAACAAGTTATAGTTAATGAAGATACTTCAATTGCTGCAAGTATTCAAGAAGTTAAATCTTATTCATTAAATGATGTAAAAGCAGTACATCAATCTACTGCAGGAGTTACTGATTTTAAAGCAGATACTGTTCTACAAAAAGTTTATTATACAGATTCTGATTCTACTGGGTCTAGTTTTTCATCAAATGATACTGTTAATATTGATGTTTCTGCAAAAACACTTACATCACCAGGTAAGAATTTCTTAGGATTTAAGGTAGGTCAAATAATAAGATATCAAGATCCTACTGCTGGTATAACATCTGAGACCTTTAATAAAGTTCAATCTATTTCTACTGATGGTTTAACCTTAACAGTATCTGGAATAGCAACAGTTGCAGGTGTATGTGATGGTGGAATTCCAGATAATGATATTTCTGTACCTATTGCACTTGGAGCACCATCACTTATTGATAATTCAGAGTCTAGATTATATGCACCTTTAGATTCTACGTTTGTATCTGATGTTGATCTTTCTACTTCCAAGTTAATTGTTACTAAGCAATTAACTAATCAAACAGTTAGTGGTACTAATTTAACTATTAATATTAGTGATTTTACTGGAATTGGTAGTGCATTCTTTGAGCCATTTGATGCAGAGAGATATTCAGTTATTAATTCAAATGGTACTATTGAACCATTAACAGAAGATCAATTTAATTTGGCATCTAATGGAACATCAGTAGATCTTAAAGGATTAACTAATGGATCAAATGTTAGAGTAAATTGTACTCTAAGAAAAAATGTAATTAAGAATAAGGCAAAAATATTTGTTAGAAGTCAAAAATTAGTTGTTGATAGAAGTAATACTGGTATATCAACATCTGTTACTGGATTAACTACTTCAGTATCTCATTCTTATGGACTTAGAGTAGATGATAGAGAGGTATCATTAAATGTACCTGATGTATCTAATGTAGTTAAAGTATTTGAATCTGTAGACACTGCTAATCCTATTTTAGATAAATTAACTTTTGTTTCTGGATTAAATCTAGATACTGCTACTGTTCTTGGTGAAAAAGTAGTTGGTGATGAAACTGGAGCAGTTGCTCAATTAGTTACTAGACTTTCTGCTAATGAAGTAGAAATTTGTTATCTAAATTCTGAAAAATTTAAGATTGGTGAAAAAGTTATTTTTGAGGAATCTGCGATAACAAGTAATCTTCAAGATAAATTGGATGGTGTATATCTTGATATAACTGATAGATTTACTTTAGATAAAGGACAGAAAGAACAGTTTTATGATTATTCTAGACTTGTTAGAAAAGAAGGATCTCCTTCACCATCAAGAAAATTATTAGTAGTTTTTAATAAGTATGAAGTTCCATCTAATGATACTGGAGATGTATATACTGCAAATTCTTATGGTCAGGAAAGATTTGGATATGATATACCACATTTAAAAAATGGTTTAAGAGCATCAGATACTATTGATTTTAGACCAAGAGTTGAAAACTTTACTGCGACTAATACATCACCATTTTCTTTCTTTAATAGAAATTGGGCAAGTTCTGGAAATAATCCATCATTAGTTGTTAAATCTGGTGAAGCATCAACAGTTGGATATCAACATTATCTACCAAGAACTGATAAAGTTGTTCTTAGTACTAGTGGTGAGTTTATGGTTACTAAAGGTTCATCTTCTATAGATCCTAAAGTACCAGAAACTGTTGAAAATTCAATGCATATGGCAACTATTGAGTTGCCACCATATCTTAATAATACAGATGATGTAAAGATATCTCTAGTAGATAATAGAAGATATACTATGAGAGATATTGGTAAAATTGAAGACAGAGTTGAAAATTTAGAGGAATTAACATCTTTATCATTACTTGAATTAGATACAAAAACTTTAGAGGTAAAAGATTCTCAAGGATTGAATAGATTCAAGACTGGATTCTTTGTTGATGATTTCAAGGGTAACAAATTTATGGATATAAGTGATCCTGATTGTACCTGTGATGTTGATGTTGTAAAACAAGAATTAAATGCACCATTTGATAGATATTCAGTCAAACCACAACAAGCATTAGATCCTTCCATAGATTCATCTACTGCTGATTATAGTGCTGATCTTAAGTTATTAGATCCTAATTTGAGAAAAACTGGTGATATGATCACCTTAAATTACGATGAAGATGAATGGATTGTTCAAGCACAGGCATCGAGAGTTGAGAATGTAAACCCATTTAATATTGTTGTATTTAATGGAAGGATTCAATTAAATCCAGCATCTGATACATGGGTAAGAAATGTAGTAGTTCAGGGTGGTGGAAGAACCATTACTGGTCCATCTGCTGGTAGTTTTGTAACAGAGACTAGAATAAGTAGTGAAGTAGATACTCATATTAGGTCTAGAAATGTTCAATTTGGTGCAAATGGATTAAAACCATTTACAAGATACCATTCATTCTTTGATAGTACTGCTGGTATTGATTTTGTTCCTAAATTGGTAGAAATTTCTATGGTTAGGGGTGTATTTACTGCTGGAGAAACTGTTGAAATTTCTGTTGGTGGTAGTACAATAGGTATATTCAGAATTGCTCAACCAAATCATAAATCTGGGGATATTAATAATCCTCAAGTATTCTATTCTAATAATCCATATGATACTGCAGTTACTTTACCATCTTCATATGCAGCATCTTCGACTGTATTAAATGTTGATATTGCATCATTAGCAGATGAAACACAATCTGGATTCTGGGGATATCTTCATTCTGTTGGTGCAACTATTGTAGGTAGAACTAGCAATGCAGAAGCAACTGTAAGTGACCTCAAATTAATTTCTGATACATTTGGTGATATACATGGATCATTCTTCTTCAGAGATCCATTAGCAACTCCACCTCCAACAAATAGATGGAGAATTGGTACCAAGACATTTAAGTTATCTTCTAGTTCTACTAATGCACAGAATGTACCAGGATCATCATTAATTAGTGATGCTGAAGCACCTTATACTACTCGTGGTATTGTAGATACATTCCAGCAGACTAATATTGAAATTAGGATGCCACCCCCACCTCCAGAACCAATTATTATTAATAATACATTTGTAACTAATGAAATAACTGAAGTTACTAATGTTACTAATAATATAACTGAAGTAACTCAAATTATTAGGGAAGAACAACCAGCACAACATGATGACCCCTTAGCACAAACATTTAGAGTTACTGAGGCATTCCCTGATGGTGGATTCTTAACTTCTATAGAATTTTATTTAAGAACTATAGATGAAACTCAACCATTAAGAGTTGAACTTAGAAAAGTTGAACTTGGATTACCAACAGAAATATTGGTTCATGATTATACTCAAAAAACACTTTATCCAGATGCAACAACTGATGGTCTTGCAATGCAGACTGATAGATCTAATGCAGTACTTAAAACTTCTGCTGATGCATCAGTTGCAACTAAAGTAACTTTTGATTCACCAGTTTACTTGAATAGTAATGAAGAATATGCTTTTGTTCTATTAGCACCTACATCAGATAAGTATGAGGCATGGATATCACGTATGGGTGATAAGACTATTGATACACAGAATTTACCAGATGGTGAGAGTGCAATAGTTACACGACAATACTTAAATGGTAGTTTGTTTAAGTCTCAAAATGGTAGTACTTGGACACCATCACAGTTTGAGGATCTTAAATTTAAGATTAATAGATGTAAGTTTAAGGCAAATCTAGGAACTCTTTTCCTTTATAACCCAAGTTTAGGAAAACAAAATAACATAAGTCAAAGATTATTACCAAATCCAGTTAAGACTCTTCCTAGAAAACTTAGAGTTGGTATTAATACTCTTTCAGCATCAATATCAGGTGATATACTTGTCCCTGGTAGAAAAGTAACTGAGGGTACACAACCAGGACCAACTGGAATAATAGAAGATATTGGTGGACAATGTAAGTCTGTTGGTTCTTCTATGCTTTCACTTGGTTCTGGATATCAACCATCATTAACTGATACTGATGTTGATACCTTTGCCGTAACAGGAGGAGGAAAAGGTCTTAAAGTTAAATTAGCAACTGATGGAAATGGAGTACCTACTGTATCTTTAGTAGGTGCGGCTTTAAGTGGTACTGGTTATAGAGTAGGTGATATTATAGGAATTACAACATCTAGTTTAGCTACATCAAAAGGTACTGGTGCTCAATTTAGTATTAATACAATTGGAAATACAGATACTTTATACTTGACTAATGTTCAAGGTAAAGAGTTTTCAACTGGTGGACATATTAAGTGGTTCAATGGTATCACTCCTACAGCAGGATCTGGATCTACTGCAGTTACTTCTTCTACAGTAGTTAGTGGAATTTATACTGGTAATGTACTTGAAGTTGAGCATTATAATCATGGATTAAATGCTGCTAATAACTGGGTAACTCTTGCTGATCTTAAACCCAATACAGCACCAGTTAAATTAACTGCAGATTTAGCAGTTGATGCATCAGTAATTTCTGTTGCAAATACTTCAGAATTTACTACTTTTGAGGGTATATCTACTACTAGAGGATTTGTTCAGATTAATGGAGAAATTATTTACTATAATGGTATTGCTTCTAATGAATTAACGATTGGTGGTAGAGGAATTAACAATTCACTCAAAAGAACTCATAGTCTAAATGATCTAGCATTTAAGTATGAATTAAATGGAGTATCATTGACAGGTATCAATACAACTCATGATATGGGAAGTATGGATGTTAATGTTACTTCTTTAAGAGAGAATGATAAGTATTATCTACAAATTTCTAGAACTGGAAGACAGCATCTAGAGAATAGAGATACTTCAACATTAGATAATCAATTAAGTTTTGCCAGCGAAGAATTTGTTGGTGGAGATAATGCATTCTCATCTCAAAACTTACAGTATAATGTAGTTGTTCCAGAATTTAGTGTAATTACTCCTGGAAATACTACAATCAATTCTGCTTTGAGAAGTATTTCAGGTACAAGTTCTGGTGGAAGTGAGATCTCATTCCAAGATCAAGGATATGAAGATGTTCAAGTTAATGCAATTAATAGATTAAGTACACCTAGACTTTTAGCATCTCAAATTAACGAAACTAAGAGATTAGATTCTTTACCAAATAATAAATCAACTACATTAGCAGTTGTATTTAATTCTAACAAACTTCATGTATCTCCGATGTTAGATCTTCAGAATGGGAAGATTATCTACGAAAGAAGTAGAATTGACAATCCAATTTCTGATTATACTACAGATAATAGAGTACATAGAATTAGTGGTGATCCACATTCTGGTGTTTATATTTCTAAGAAAATTGATCTTAAACAACCAGCAAGTTCATTAAAAGTACTTCTTACTGCATATAGAGATTCTTCTGCAGACTTTAGAGCACTTTATCAACTTTATAGAGAAGGTTCTGATGAAATTGAACAATCATTTGAGTTATTCCCAGGATATGATAATCTGAAAGATACTGATAATGATGGATTTGGTGATACTGTTATTGATGTTAAGAATAATAGTGGTAGATCAGATGTTAAAGTTCCTGCTAGTGCATGGAATGAATTTAAGGAATATCAATTCACTGCTGGTGATTTAGAATCATTTAGTGGATTTAGAATTAAAATTGTTATGAGTGGAACTAACGAAGCTAGAGCACCTAGATTTAAGGATCTTAGAGTTATCGCACTTGCATAATTATGAAAAAAGTTGAAGGGCATAATCATCTCTTTCGAGATGATTCTTCTGGTGCCATTGTAAATACTGATTCTGCAGGTTATACACAGTACATAAAAGCAAGAACTCAGAAAGAACTTGAGAAGAAAGAACTTGATAAAATGAAGTCAGATATAGAAGAAATTAAATCTTTACTTAAAGAGATTGTCAAAGTTAAGGTATGAAGGTCATGCTAGTATAAATATATTCTAGATCCTGATAATTTTTATAAATGGCAGCAGTTTACACTAGTAACTTAGTTGTTAACACTGGGACAACCTTTAATCAAACATTTGAGCTCGAAAATAGCGACTCTAGTTCTGCATTAGACTTAACTGGATATTCGGTATTTTCACAGATGAGAAAACATGCAGCAGCAACTGGTGTAACTACGTTTACATCATCTATAGTTAATGCAGCAACTGGTAAGATTAAGGTTGGACTATCAAGTGCAACAACAACTAATGTAAAACCTGGCCGTTATGTCTATGACGTATTACTGACTGATGGTGTTGGTACAGTAACTAGAGTTGTGGAAGGATCTGTTCTAGTCAGAGCAGGGGTAACCAAATAATGGCAGATATACGAGTTAGAGTAGGGCAACAAAATGCCACCAAAGTTGTTTCATCCTTGGGTGGAACAAAGACTGCTACTCTCGCAGAATTGAATGATGTGGATATTTCCTCCGCACAAAATGGTATGGTACTTGTATACAATTCTACCATTTCTAAATGGGAAGCAACTTTGGAATTAACACCAGGGATAACACAAAATTTGGACGTAAACGGAGGTAGCTGGTAATGGCCAGTATTATTAGAGTAAAAAGATCTACGGGGACCGTAGCTCCACCTACTATTAATTACGGTGAACTTGGCCTAACTATCGGAGTAGGTACTCATGGTAATGGTGGTGGAAGACTATATGCTGGTGATAACAACACACCATCATCCAATCCACAAGTAGTTGGTGGTAGATATTACACCGACATATTAAGTATTGAACCAGGAAAAGTTGAAGGGCAAGTTAACCCAACGACTGCAGCAAATGGATTTGTTGCTATCTTGGATGCAAGTCGTAAAGTAGATATTTGGAATGTACAAAATATACAGGTTGGTGGTGCAAGTAGTGCCAACACAATAAGAACAACAAATGCCAATGGTGATATTGTATTTGATCCAAATGGTAGTGGTGAAGTTAATATTGTAGATGATACCTTCTTATCTCTCGGATCTGATAAAGATGCAAAGATTGAATATGATGAGAATGGTACTAATAAAGTTTCAGTAACTGGTGCTGATTGGATTTATAATGATGGTGTACAGGTTAATATTGCTGATGTAACAGAATCTTCATCTACCACTACAGGTGGTTTAACCGTTGCTGGTGGTGTCGGTATTGCAAAGGATGTTAATGTAGGTCAAGATCTAAATGTAGGTGGTGAACTAGATGTAACTGGTATTGCTACCTTCAAGAGTAAAGTACATCTTCTTGATAATGATGTATTGCATTTTGGTGGTGCTGAAGATGTTGCAGGAGATTTGCAGATATCTCATTCTTCCTCACATAGTTATATAAAGGATGCAGGTACTGGTGATTTACGTATAACAGGTTCTAAGGTTGATATACGTAATGTTGCCGATAATGCTTCTATGATAGAAGCTAATGATGGTGGGGATGTTAAGTTATTCTTTAATGGAACACAGAGACTTCGCACTACTAATGATGGTGTTATAGTAACTGGTATTCTAACTGCTACTAATGGTATTGTTATTGGTACTCCTGGAGGACCAGGAGCAGGATCTACATTCTATAATGGTATTACAGTATTCCAAGGTGCTCATATTGATAACATTGGAATTGCAACTAACTTAATTAAAACTACTAGTGGTAATACATTATACATTGACCCATATCCCGATGGACTAAGTAGTGAAGGTACTGTTGTTATTAAAGGTGACTTACAAGTTGATGGTACAACTACAACAGTTAACTCAACTGCCGTTTCTGTTAACGAAGCTATTTTTGAGTTAAGTGATGTAACCAGTAAGAGAACTGTATTAACTGCAGCAAATGCTGGTGCTACAACTTTAACATTGGATTCTGTAGTTGGAATTAATACTGGTGATAGTATTGGTGGAACTAGTGCATTAACTCCTGGTGGTGGAGGTCTTACGACAGCAATTACTGGATATAATGCTGGTGCAAAAACTGTTACTATTGCTTCTGGTACATCTGCTGGAATTGCAACTAATACACAGTTAACAATTACTCATGCTTATGATACCAATACTGACAAAGGTATTTCTTTCAATTATAATACTGGTGTTGGTACTGCTAATAACAAGAAAGGATTCTTTGGATACTTAGATACTGCACCAACTTCTACTAGTGATGCTCCAGCAAATTCTTGGACATATATACCTGATGCTACAATTACTGCTGATAAGGTATCTGGTACAAGAGGTTTCTTAGATGTTAAAGGAATCTACTATCAAGGAACTACTAGTGGTGGTGATTGGTACTCTAGTGGTGCTGCATACTTTGATGCTAATGGTAAATTAACCTCAACAGTTAACCCTGCTGGTGGTATAACTACTTCTAACTATGTAATGACAACAAATGCCTCTGGTATTCCAACTTGGACAACAACTCTCGATGGGGGAACCTTCTAAACAATGAACAATCCTAATAATGACGTTGATGTGAATGCTTTGATTAAAATATACAATCAGAAGATTGCTACATTAACCAACCAAAATATAATTTTGGAAGCAAAGGTAAGTACTTTGCAGCAAGATTTTTTTGATGAAAAAAAGGAACTTACTGCAAATCTAGCAGAATTGCAAGATAAGTACGATAACCTACTAGCAGAAATAGAGGAAGATGGCGAAACCAGCAACTAGACAACAACTTGTTGATTATTGTTTAAGGAAGCTGGGTGCTCCTGTACTGGAAATTAATGTCGATGATGATCAGATAGATGATCTAGTTGATGATGCATTACAACTCTTTCAAGAACGCCATTTTGATGGTGTTGAAAGAATGTATCTTAAACATAAAGTCACTCAAGAAGATAAAGACAGGGGAATCGCTAATAATACAGATGGTAGAAGTGTAGGTATTGTAACTACTACTGCAACTTCAGTTGGTATTGCAACAACTTCTACCTATTATGAAAACTCTAATTTTATACAAATTCCAGACTCTGTAATCGGCATTGAAAAGGTATTCAAGTTTGATACTAGTTCAATATCTGGTGGAATGTTTAGTATAAAATATCAATTATTTCTAAATGATCTTTACAGATTTAATTCTATTGAGTTAATGCAGTATGCAATGACTAAGAGTTATCTGGAAGATATTGATCATTTACTAACAACTGATAAACAGATTAGATATAATAAAAGACAAGATAGACTTTATCTTGATATTGATTGGGGTGCTCAGTCAATAGATACTTACTTTATTATTGATTGTTATAGGATTTTAGATCCAGATACATTTACTGGTGTTTATAATGATAGTTTCTTGAAGTTATATTTGACCGCATTAATTAAAAGGCAGTGGGGTCAGAATTTAATTAAGTTCCGTGGTGTTAAATTACCAGGTGGACTTGAGTTAAATGGTAGAGAAATATATGATGATGCTGAAAAAGAAATAGAGGCTATTAAATCAAAGATGACTTTAGAGTACGAATTACCACCTTTAGATTTAATAGGTTAGTAAGATATGGCATTAAATCCCTTCTTTCTGCAAGGATCTCAGAGTGAGCAAAGACTTGTTCAGGATCTAATTAATGAACAACTCATGATTTATGGAGTTGAGGTAACTTATATTCCAAGAAAAATGGTGAATAGAAGTACCGTCATTGAGGAAGTAACAGCATCTAAATTTGATGATAATTTTTTACTTGAAGCATATGTAAATACATATGAGGGATATGGTGGACAAGGAGATATAATGACCAAATTTGGAGTTAGTTTAAGAGATGAATTAACTCTAACAATATCAAAAGAAAGGTTTGAGGATTTTATTTCTGCCTTTTTAGAAGTATTACCAGACGATGAAGTAGATGTATATACTAGACCAAGAGAAGGAGACTTAATATATTTCCCATTAGGAAGTAGATTGTTTGAGGTTAAGTTTGTAGAGCATGAAGAACCTTTCTATCAGTTAGGTAAGAATTACGTTTATCAACTTAAATGTGAATTATTCGAGTACGAGGATGAGGATATTGATACTTCAATTGATGAGATTGATAAAACAGTTGAAGATATTGGATTTATCACTACACTTCAATTAATTGGAGCAGGTGTTACTGCTACTGCTAATGCTGGATTAAGTCAGCCATCTGGATATATTAGAGAACTTACTCTAGTTAATGATGGAAATGGATTTACTGCAACTCCAACAATAATAATTGAAAATGCACCATCTGGAGGTGTAAATGCAAGTGCTGTTGCATTCACCACAACTAGATCAAATATAACATCAGTTGAAAGAATAGTATTAACAAATGCTGGTTCTGGGTATACAGTTGCACCTCAAGTTACTTTTGTTGGTGGTGGAGGATCTGGTGCTATTGCAACTACATTAGTTGAAACTTCACAGAAGGGTGTTATTAATTTCACTATGACTGATAATGGTGTTGGTTATGCATCAACTCCAGCAGTTGGATTGACAACTGCACCTGTAGGTGGAATTAATGCTACTGCTGAAGCAGTTATTAGTGCAGATAATAAGGTTACTTCTATTAGGATTACAAATCCAGGAATGGGTTATACTGTAACACCAACAGTTACTATTGCAGATCCAGTTACTTTATCTGGACTTGGTACATATCTATATGGAGAAACTGTAGTGGGTCAAACATCTGGATGTAATGCTGAAGTAAGAGGATGGGATGTTGATACTAAGATTCTTAAGGTTACTAATGTAGGAATTGGTACTACAATTTCTGCTTTCTATCCTGGTGAGAAAATAGTTGGTACTGCATCATCCGCAAATTATTCAGTTGATACATATGATGGAAGGGATATATATGATAAGTATGATACAAACGATGAAATTGAGGCAGAAGCAGATCTGTTGCTCGATTTCACTCAATCTAATCCATTCGGACAAGTATAATGTTAGGAACATATTTTTATCACGAAATATTACGAAAGACTGTTATAGGTTTTGGTACTTTATTTAATGATATTCGTATCAGGCATAAGGATGGTACTGATAGATCTATTAGTGAAGTAAGAGTTCCATTGGCATATGGTCCAATGCAAAAATTCTTAGCAAGATTAGAACAACAAGAAGATTTAAATAGAGCAACTCAATTGACTCTTCCTAGAATGTCATTTGAGACTAATACTATTTCATATGATTCAACAAGAAAAGCAGGTGTAACACAAACTTTTAAGGCATCTGATGGAACTAATTTAAGAAAGGTTTATATGCCAGTCCCATATAATGTTGGATTTGAGTTAAATATAATGACTAAGTTAAATGATGACGCACTACAAATTGTTGAGCAAATATTACCATATTTCCAACCATCATTTAATCTTTCAATAGATTTAGTTAATGTAATTGGAGAAAAAAGAGATATACCTGTAGTACTTGATAATATATCATTTACTGATGATTATGAAGGAGACTATGCTACTAGAAGAGCATTAATATACACACTTAATTTTACTGCTAAAACTTATATCTTTGGTCCAATTGCAGATTCTACAGAAGGACTTATCAAAAAGGTTCAGGTCGATTATGCTGCAGATACACGTATTGGTACAAAGAGAGAATTAAGATATACTGCTACACCTAAAGCACTTAAGGATTATAATGATGATAATACAGCAACCTTAACTAAGAACATTGCTAAATCTACTACTAGAATAACTATTAATGATAGTTCTAACCTAGCAATTGATAATAGAATTATTATTGATACTGAGATTATGAAGGTTAAGGAAATTCCAGATGGAACTACTATTGTTGTTAAGAGAGGATGGGATAATACAACTGCAGCATCTCATTTAGAAAATGCTTCTATTGATGTACTAAGTACTGCAGATAATGTATTAGTTGATGTTGATGATGACTTTGGATTTGATGGTACAATAGAAGATTTTACTGATGGTAAAACCTATAGTCCTACTCAAAGAACTGACGTATAAGGATGAATACGATGTCTAGTTATGACCCTATTGATGAAGCATTAAATACTTCAAGTACCATAGAAGTAAGCAACACACCAGAAGGTGGTTGCATAAAAAGACAAGATGCTATCAAAAATGTAAGTGATGATGTCACTAAAGATTATGAATATACTCGTGCTAATTTATATTCTTTAATAGAGAAAGGACAAGAATCTCTTAACGGTATAATGGAACTTGCTGGTGAAAGTGCAAGTCCAAGAGCATATGAAGTTGCAGGACAGATTATTAAGTCTGTTGCAGATACTACTGATAAGTTATTAGATCTTCAGAAAAAAGTTAAAGAAGTTGATGAAGATGTTGTTAAAACTACAAATAATGTTACTAACAATGCAGTATTTGTAGGTAGTACATCTGATCTACAAAAAATGTTAAAAGAAATGGGTAAAAATAAGTGAATATATCACTACCACTTAATATAGAGGTACCTAAGAATCAAACAGATTTTTATCTTGGATTGATGTTTAGAGAAAGTTTAGACTATGATAGTGGAATGTTATTTGTTTTTGAGGATGTTGGTGTTAAATCTTTTCATATGAAAAATACTAGGATACCTCTTGATATAGCATTTATAACTGAAGATGGTAAAATTGAAAGTATTAAAGAATTAGAACCATTTAGTCTTCTTCCTGTTTATTCTAATTCAGAAGTTTTGTATGCGTTAGAAGTAAATAGAGGGTGGTTTACAGAACATAATATTAAAATAGGACAAAATATATTTGCAGACACAACAAGGGTAATGACAGAACAAAAGACTTTTGCTCAATTTAGATCTGCTAAATAACTCAATAAAGGATAAAGAAAAGTATCATGTTAACGAAAGTCTTAGCTGCCGAAGGTAATCTTTCTAGCCCTTCTAATGTTGATACAGCGACTGTAGTAAGGCTTTACAATAGCCATTCTGGAGCATTAGTAATTACTAGAAAAACTGCTGGTGGTGTTACTATAGGTAGTTTTACTGCTGTAAATGGTCAAGTAATATTTGTAGAGAAAGATCCAACTGACACACTTACTGCTGCATCTAATGCTGCAACAATATTAGTAGCAAAAGTTGCCTACGCAAACTAATTAGGTTTTTGGTATGAATATTAATGATGTATATCTGGGTAATCCTAATTTAAAGAAGGCGAATACCCAGATTGAATTTACTGAGGATCAAGTTGTTGAATTCCTCAAGTGTAAGGAAGATCCCATATATTTTACTAGAAATTATATAAAAATCGTTTCTCTTGATGAAGGACTGGTTCCTTTTGATATGTACGATTTTCAAGAGAAGTTAATTGATAGATTTCATAATAATAGATTCAATATCTGTAAGATGCCACGACAGACTGGTAAGTCTACTACGTGTGTGTCTTATTTGTTGCACTATGCAGTTTTTAATGATAATGTAAATATAGCAATACTTGCTAACAAAGCATCTACTGCAAGAGATCTACTTGGTAGATTACAACTTGCATATGAGAATTTACCTTCATGGATGCAACAAGGTATTGTGTCTTGGAATAAAGGTTCTCTTGAATTAGAAAATGGATCAAAAATTTCGTCAAACTCTACTTCTTCATCTGCTGTCCGAGGTGGATCTTATAATGTCATATTTCTTGACGAGTTCGCTTTCATCCCGAATCACATTGCCGATGATTTCTTTGCTTCTGTTTATCCTACCATATCATCTGGACAAAGTACTAAAGTAATTATTGTTTCTACCCCAAGAGGTATGAATCATTTTTACCGTATGTGGCATGATAGTGAAAAGGGTAAGAGTGAATATGTACCAACTGATGTTCATTGGAGTGAAGTTCCTGGTAGAGATGCTGTATGGAAAGAGCAAACTATTGCAAACACATCAGAACAACAGTTTAAGGTTGAGTTTGAGTGTGAGTTCTTAGGATCTGTTAATACTCTTATTAGTGCTACTAAATTAAGAACTTTAGTTTATGAGGATCCAATTACAAAAAATGCTGGTCTTGATATCTATGAACAACCTAAAGAAGATCATAATTATATAATTACAGTTGACGTTGCTAGAGGATTGGGTAATGATTACTCAGCATTTATAGTTTTTGATATTACAGAGTTTCCATATAGAACAGTAGCAAAATATAGGAATAATGAGATTAAACCTATGTTATTTCCTAGTATTATACATGATGTTGCTAAAGGATATAATGAAGCGTACTTATTAATAGAGGTAAATGATATAGGAGATCAAGTTGCAAGTATACTTCAATATGATCTTGAATATGAAAATGTTCTTATGTGTTCTATGAGAGGACGTAATGGACAGATAGTTGGGTCTGGATTCAGTGGTAAGAAATCTCAACTTGGTGTTAGAACTACAGCAGCAGTTAAGAAGTTAGGATGTAGTAATCTTAAAACGTTATTAGAAGATGATAAAATACTCACACAAGATTATGAGATTATTTCAGAATTAACTACATTTTCACAAAAAGCAAATTCATTCGAGGCAGAAGAGGGATGTAACGATGACTTAGCAATGTGTCTTGTTATATTTTCATGGTTGGTTGCACAAGATTATTTTCGTGAAATGACTGATACTGATGTACGTAAGAGAATATATGAGGAACAAAAGAATCAGATAGAACAAGATATGGCTCCATTTGGTTTTATTCAGACTGGTTTAGAGGAAGACACTTTTGTTGATGCAGATGGGGATAGATGGCATACAGATGAATATGGGGATAGATCCTATATGTGGGATTATATGTAATGGATCTTGATGATCAATTAAATTTAGGTCATTTACTACTACAAGATAGAAAGTGTAGAGTTTGTGGTCAAATGAAAAATTTAATTGATGGTTTTTATTTGACACGTAAAAATAGAGGAACTTTACCTTCTTCATATTCATATGAATGTAAAGTTTGTACCATACAAAGAATAGTTAAAAATAGAAAGGAAAGACCTTTTTGTGATTGGGGATATCCAGATTGGTAATGTTCATGCAGCATTTCCCCAATGAAAATATGCGTTTCAATAAATAATTTCAGTAATATCCTGAGACTCGGAGAGTAAAAAGATGCCACTAAATTTAGCATCTCCTGGAATTGTAGTAAAAGAGGTTGACTTAACTATTGGTAGAGTCGATTCTGCCACAGATAAGACTGGTGCTATTGTTGCACCATTTGCCAAGGGACCTGTAAATGTACCCGTTCTGGTTGAATCAGAGCAAGACCTACTTGACAATTTCGGAGAACCATATCCTACGGATAAGCATTACGAGCATTGGATGGTTGCAGCATCATACCTTGCATACGGTGGTGCTTTAAACGTTGTCAGAGCAACAGACGCTGACATGAAGAATGCCTATGTTGGGGCAGGTTCGACACCAAAAATAGAAAGTGTAGATGATTATAACAATAAAGGTTATGATGAAAGCATAATTCCTAGTGTAACAATTGCTGCACGTAACCCTGGATCATGGGCAAATGGTCTTAAGGTTGCTGTTATTGATGGTAAAGTAGACCAGACATTAAGTATAACAAATGCTGCTGGTGCTCCATTAACTTCTGCATTTGTAGTTGGTGCTGGTGTAACTCAAGCAGTTCCTGCTAGTACTGTTAATCCTGGTGCTGGATCAACATCAATTTTAGATGGTTACTTTAAGGGAATTGTAACAGAAGCAACTGCAACAAGTATTGGAGTTAAATTTATTTCTCATGTATCTGCAGGAGGAACAGAAACAAAAGTTGATTATCAACCATCTGGTATCTATAGATTTACAGGTTCAGGAACTATTGGACATTTTGTAGGTAGTACAGGTGCAGGTGCAGGTACAACAACAGTTACCTCACAGCAAGATTGGTTTGATCAGCAAAAAATTGTATTGGCAAACTCTACAATTAACTGGAATCAACTTGCAGATCGTCCAGGAACTTCATCTTTTGGTGCTGCAAGAAGTGCAAGACATGATGAAGTTCATGTTGTTGTAGTTGATGACACAGGAACTATTAGTGGAAACGCTGGTACAATTCTTGGAAAGCATCTAAATCTATCTAAAGCAAAAGATGCTGAGTTCTCTGCTGGATCACCATCCTACTGGAGAAAGAATATTGTTAACTCTTCTGATTTCATATTTGCTGGAAGTGCTCCTGCTGGTATAACAACTACTGGATTTGGTGCTGCTAGTGGTGGATTTGCTTGGTTAGCAGATAATGGTTGGGATCAAGATGCACAAGACATTAACTACGGTGTAACTGGTAATCAACTTTATAGTCTTGCAGGTGGTGTAAACTACAATGGTGAGACTGATCTTGAAACTGGTGATGCATTAAAAGTTTCTTTAGCAGGTCTTACTGAAGGTTATGAACTCTTTGAGGATGATAACCTTTATGCAGCAGATTTCCTACTTATGGGATCTTCAGCATATGATAGATCAACTGCACAAGCACTTGCTAATAAATTGATTGCTACTGCTGAACTTAGAAAAGATTCAGTTGCATTTATTTCACCAAACAGAGCATCATTCATAAGTGACGGTGCATCTGCAACAGTTTATAAGGAGTCAGCAATTACAGAGAATGTAATTAGTTTCTATGCTCCTATTACATCATCATCTTATGCTGTATTCGATAGTGGATACAAGTACATGTATGATAGATTCTCTGACACATTCAGATATGTTCCATTAAATGGTGACATTGCTGGTACATGTGCTAGAAATGACATTAATAACTATCCTTGGTTCTCACCAGCAGGAACAGTTAGAGGTGCAATCTTGAATGCAGTTAAACTTGTATATAACCCATCACAAGTACAGAGAGATAAACTTTATTCTAATAGAGTTAACCCAATCATCTTCTCACCTGGAGCAGGTATAACCTTATTTGGTGATAAGACTGGTCTTGGAAAATCATCAGCATTCGATAGAATTAACGTTCGTAGATTGTTTATCTACATCGAAAATGCCATCTCTGCTGCAGCAAGAGATCAAATGTTTGAGTTTAACGATGAAATCACAAGAACTAACTTTGTGAACATTGTTGAACCATTCCTTCGTGATGTACAAGCGAAGAGAGGTATCTTCGACTTCAGAGTTGTTTGTGATGAAACAAATAACACTGCTGCAATTATAGATAATAATGAGTTCGTGGCAGACATCTTCGTGAAACCTGCACGTTCTATTAACTTCATTGGTCTAACCTTTGTTGCTACAAGAACTGGCATTTCATTTGACGAAGTAATCGGCACCGTTTAATTCACAGAGGACTAATAACAAATGGCGACCCAATTTAATAGACCACCATTAAGAACGATAACCAGCTTCAAGAGTAAGCTGGTTGGTGGTGGTGCAAGGCCGAATCTCTTTGAAGTAGAACTTGCTTTTCCCGATCAATTGGCAATTGACAATGATGTAAAGGAAAAGTCTAGATTCTTAGTAAAAGCGGCTGCTTTACCTGCATCAAATATCGCACCTATAGACATCAACTTTAGAGGTAGGATTCTAAAGATTGCTGGTGATAGAACATTCGATACATGGACTATTACAATAATTAATGATACTGATTTCTCAATACGTTCAGCATTCGAGAAATGGATGAATTTAATTAACAAAATGGAAGATGCAACTGGTGTAAATGACCCTGCTGGTTATCAACCAGATGCATATGTACACCAATTAGATCGTGACGGATCAACTCTAAGAACTTACAAGTTCCACGATGTTTTCCCAACAAACATAAGTCAGATGGATCTTTCTTATGAAACAACTGATACTCTAGAAGAGTTTACTGTAGAGATGCAGGTTCAGTGGTGGGAAGCAATTAGAGGAGTTGGTGCAAATGCTGGAGGAGAAAGCATTTCCTAAATCCTATAAATAGTGCTATAATAGTAGGAAAAAGATTATACTATGCCTAAACTTTTTGGATTCTCTATTGACGATAAGGCCAATCAATCCACTTCTGTAATATCACCCATCCCCAAATCTAATGAGGATGGTGTTGATAATTATATCTCAAGTGGATTTTATGGTCAGTACGTAGATATTGAGGGTGTTTATAGAACTGAATATGACTTGATGCGTCGTTATCGTGAGATGGCAATTCATCCTGAAGTTGATAATGCAATTGAAGATGTAGTGAATGAAGCACTTGTTAGTGATTTGTACGATTCTCCTATTGATATTGAATTAACCAATGTAAATGCTAGTGATAAAATAAAGGATAAGATAAGAGACGAATTTAAGAAGATAAAAGAGTTAATGGACTTTGATAAAAAAGCCCATGAAATTTTTAGAAATTGGTACGTAGATGGAAGGTTATATTATCATAAAGTAATTGACTTTAAGAGACCTCAAGACGGTATACAAGAAATAAGATATATCAACCCGATGAAGATAAAATTCGTCAGGCAAGAGAAAAAACAAAGAAAAAATCAACTCATCACATTACCAACTGTTGATGAGATGAAGAGTGGTAAAGATATGTACCCAGAAATTGAAGAATATTATGTCTTTACACCTAAACCAAACTATCCAACTACAATGTTTAGTGGTGGTGGTTCAGGAAATGATAAAGGAACAGTAAAAATTGCTAAAGATGCAATTACATATGTTACTTCTGGACTATTTGATAGAAATAAAGGTAGTTGTTTATCATATCTTCAGAAAGCAATTAAGGCACTTAATCAACTTAGAATGATTGAGGACTCTCTTGTTATCTACAGATTATCAAGAGCACCAGAAAGAAGAATATTCTACATTGATGTAGGTAATCTTCCAAAGGTAAAAGCAGAACAATACCTTAAAGAGGTAATGTCTCGCTATAGAAATAAGTTAGTATATGATGCTAACACTGGTGAAGTTA